GCCTGGTTCGTCGGCCCCGCGGGCGCGGAGACGTTGCAGGCGATCAGCTCGATCAACAGCGTGACGTTTTCCGCGCCGCTGATCTCGGGCCAGCAGCTCGCGAGCTCGATCACCGCCGACAACTCCCGCAATCCGACGCTCGCCTTCGACGGCCTGCTCACCATCGGTTTCAATCCCGTCAACGGCGCCTATGTCAGTGCTCTCGCCTCGGGGACTGCGGGAACCGGCTCGTTCTTGACCTCCTCGGGCCGCGGTTCGGTCGTCGAGATCGACAACATGCTGGTGCAGATGTGGAACACCTATCGGTTGTCGCCGACGGTGCTCTACGTCAATCCGCAGGAACAGAAGAACATCACCAACAAGTGCCTGACCAGCGCTTCGGGGCCGCTCATCCGCTACAACGTCGCCTCCGATTCGGACAATGGGGGGCCTTACGGCGTCTCCGCCTCCGGCGTCGTACGCTGGTATTACAATCCGTTCAGCGTCGACGGCGGCTTCGACATTCCGGTCAAGGTGCATCCCGACCTGCCGCCCGGCACGATACTGGCCTACTGCGAGCGGCTGCCGGTGTGGTATCAATCCAACCAGGTCCCCAATGTCGCCGAGGTGCTGACGCGTCGCGACTATTACCGCGTCGACTGGCCGCTGCGCACGCGCCGACGTGAGTATGGCGTCTATGCCGAAGAAGTGCTGGCGGTCTACGCCCCGTTCGGCGTCGGCATTCTCACGAACATCGGCAACGGATGATCGGAGAACGGAGGACAGATCCTCGCTCCCTGCTCTCCTTATTTTGTTCTCTGTCCTCCGAGACTCCGATGTCCACGTACGATCTCACGACCCTGGCCGCGCTCAAGGCCTGGTTGGGCTTGCCCGCCAGCGCCTCGCCCAATGATGCGACGCTTTCGGCCCTGATCACCGCCGGCAGCCGCGCGATCTACGCCTTGCTGAGCCGCCCCGGCCTGTTGCCGCGAAGCTACAGCGACACGATCGACGGCGAGAGCCGGCGGCTGTTCCTTCGCCACTGGCCGGTGTTGCAAATCGCCTCGGTCACGCTGGACGGCTTTGCGATCCCTCCCGCGACGTCTGCGAGCGCGCAGCCGAAGGTCGGTTACCTCCTCAGGTCCGACGACGTCGCGCCGCCGGGACGCCAGCAGGCGCTCGACATCTTCGGATGGCATGTCTGGCCCGCGCGACAGAACCTCGTCGTCGCCTATAGCGCGGGCTACGCCGTGCAGGGCGAGGCGCAGAGCGTGCCCGTCGCTACGCCCTGGACGCTCACCCCGCTCGCGCCCTATGGGCCCTGGGCACTGGATATGGGCGTCGTCTATGCCGCTACCGGCGTGGCGTTGAGCGCGGTCGCCTCGGCGCCGACCACGGGCCAATATCGCGTGACCGCCGGCGCCTACGCGTTCAGCGCCGGCGATGCCGGGGCGGCGGTTTCGATCTCGTACGGTTACATTCCTCAGGACATCGCACAGGCCGCGCTCGAACTCGCCGCGGAGCGCTTCCGGGCCGCCGAACGAATCGGGCTGCGCTCCAAGTCGATCGGCGGCCAGGAGACGATCGCCTATGACATATCTGCGATTTCGGCGCCGGTGATGTCGCTGTTGCAGCCTTATCGCCGCGTGGCGGTCTGATGTTGACCCTTTCCATCGATGGCGTCGACGCACTGCGGACGCGGCTCGACGCCTACCCCGCCGCGCTCGTGAGCGAACTCGCGGCCAAGGCGCAGGAGCTCGCCGGCGCGCTCGCCGACAAGGTCAAACATCAAAAGCTCGCCGGCGAGGCGCTCGAGTCGCGTTCGGGCGCGCTCGCCGCGTCGATCGCGGCGGAGGTCGCCGGCGACGGCGAGGACGTAGTTGCGACGGTCGGCGCGTTTGGCGACGTCAAATATGCGGCGATCCAGGAATATGGCGGCAAGACCGGCGCGCATGAGATTCTGCCCAGCAAGGGGGGCGTGCTCGCCTTCGTCGCCGAGGGCGCGATGCATTTTGCGAGGAGGGTGCAGCATCCCGGCTCGCTGATCCCGGAGCGCTCCTATCTCAGATCGAGCCTGGATGAGATGAGCGCCGAGATTGTCGCCGCGCTCGCCGCCGCGGCAAGCGAGAGCTGGGGGCAGACATGAGCCGCGAAGTCGCCTTTTCCGCGCTGTTCGCGACGGTTTCCGGCGCCTATTCCTGGGGCCTCGCCTCACGGCGGATGAAGCTCTGGAGCGAAGTGCCCTCCGCGTTCCGTCCCGCGTTTTTTCAATTGGAGTCCGGCCCCGAGACCTACCAATGGACCTCGCCCGCGACGCCCCGGCGCACGTTCGAAGCGAAGCTGTTCCTCTATTTCGACGCGCGCGATCCGTTGACCCCGGGAACGACCGCGATCAACGCCGCGCTCGATGCGATCGACGCCGCGCTGGCGCCCTCCGGGCTCGACCTCGCGACTGGCCGGCAGACGCTCGGCGGGGCCGTGCATGATTGCAAGATCAACGGCGTGCCGGTCCGCGACACCGGCGATCTCGACGGCGATGGGTTGGCTGTGGTGAGCGTGAGGCTGGTGGCGCCTTGAGGGGCGTCGCCTCCGAGCGCGCGTCGAACAGTCTCGCCGTTTGAACTGAACGCGATCTCGCCAACTCCAGCTGTCGGCCTGCGCGGCCTTCGCCTTCCCGCCACAAGGAAGCTCCTCATGTCCACGGATGGCGTTCAGACCCCGTTGCCGCCCGGCGTGTTCCAGCGCCTCGCCGCCGCTGCGCGCTACGCGATCACGGGCGTCGGGCCTGACACCTGGTTCGGGCCGCAGCAGCCGTTGCAGCCGCAGGCGCCGCCTGAGGTGAAGGGACGGCAGTGGGACTATCCGTTCGGCGTCAATCTCTCTTATGTCCCGCGTTCGAACGCCGGCATCTCCTTCCTCGAGCTGCGCGCGCTCGCCGACGCGCTGCCGCTGCTGCGCACCGTGATCGAAACCCGCAAGGATCAGATCGCGGGCTTGAGCTATTCCGTGCGCTCGCGCGATCCCGCCGGCGCGCCCGACGCCGCCGCGCGCATCCAGAATGCGCTCGCGTTCATCGCCCGCCCCGACCGCCGCCACGATTTCGCGGCCTGGCTGCGCATGCTGCTCGAGGACTTGCTCGTCATCGATGCGGCGACGATCTATCCGCGCTTCACCCGCGGCGGGTCGCTCTACAGTCTCGACGTGATCGACGGCTCGACCGTCACGCCGCTGATCGGCGAGGACGGCCGCTCGCCCGAACCGCCCGACCCGGCCTATCAACAGGTGCTGCACGGGGTGCCGGCGGCGGATTTCTCGAGCGACGAGCTGCTCTATCTGCCGCGCAACGTCCGCTCGCACCGGCTGTACGGCATGAGCCCGGTCGAGCAGATCGCGCTGACCATCAACATTGCGTTGCGAAGGGACACGGCGACGCTCGACTATTATCGCGCCGGCTCCATCCCCGATTCCTTCGCGACGCTGCCGAGGGAATGGACGAACGACCAGACAAAGCAGTTCCAGGACTATTTCGACGCACTGATGTCAGGCAATCTCGAGCGCCGCCGCATGCTCAAGTTCGTGCCGGCGGACTTCAAGCTGATCGAGACGCGCCAGCCGCCGCTGAAGGACCAATATGACGAGTGGCTGGCGCGAATCGTCTGCTACGCCTTCTCGGTCCCCGCTTCCGCGTTCGTCAGCCAGGTCAATCGCGCGACCTCGGAGACGCTGCGGATGCAGGCGACGCAGGAAGGTCTGGTGCCGCTGAAGGCCTGGGTCAAGAGCGCGCTCGATCAGGTCGTGCAGGTGTATCTCAAACAGCCTGACCTCGAGTTCATCTGGGTCGGCGACGACGCGATCGACCCGCTGGAGCAGGCGCAGACGCTTCAGATTCTCGTCGGCGCGGGCATCAAGACCCGCGAGGAGGCGCGCGCGGATCTGGGACTGGCGCCGTCAATAATTTCGTGAACCGATCAAAAATCGTCGAGGCGCCGGCAAGCGTCGGATTGGCCGGTAGCTGAACCACGTGAATGGTCAGGACGAGCCCGGCCATGACGGAAACGACAGCTCGAGAACCCGCTAGGGGCTGTCCTCGCACCTCTGCGCCCATCCCCCCTACCCCACCCCACGGAGACCCCCCATGTTCGTCTTTGGCTCCGGCGTGCTGATCGGCACGCCGCAAGGCGGGACGCCGATCAATTTCGGCCTCGCGCAGGAAATCTCGCTCAACATCGCTACAACCACCAAGGCGCTCTACGGTCAGAGCAACTTTCCCGTTGCGATCGGCTCGGGCACGCGCAAGATGACCGGCAAGGCCAAGCTCGCGCGCATTTCCGGACAGGCGCTCGGCAATCTGTTCTTCGGCGTCTCCCCCAGCGCCGGGGGCGCGCAGACGCAGTTCGGCGAGACGACGAGCGTTCCCGCGTCCTCG